GACTGACACGTTGCCAGCTACGGTTAAACCGTCCGTTACGGCTGTGCCAGTTACGTCAATACCTGTGGAGGTGGTGGCGAGTTTTTGTGAGCCATCGTAAAAGAATTGATTACTGCCGTTTTCGTTAAACCGTGCCATGTAATCTGAACTATCACCGTTTAACAGGTTTATAGACGTAGAAGCTAAAATGTTTAAGTTTCCAGTGCCTGAATCTTTAATGTAGCTGTGAGTCCCACTATGGTAAATCTGTAGGTCAGACCCAGCGCCGAATATGGCTTTGTCGTTGTCGCCGAAGGTTACGTCAGCGCCAGATAACTCAAGATCACCAGTCATGGTATCGCCAGTGATCCTTACGAACCCTGAACCACTATCAAAGGCTTCCTTTAGCTCACCGAGGGTCATCTTTTTGGTCTCATCCGCAGAAACATCCACGATGGCAAAGACATCCGTGTCCGTCGCGTTTGCACCTGTCAGCGCATTAAGTTCGGTTATTTTGCGGTTAGCCATGTTTTACCCCGTGATTGCTTCAACGCAGTCGAATGAAATGCCGTAGACCGAAGCATTGTCGATTGACCATGATGTTACATTATTTGACAGCCGAAAGACACCCTTCGGATCGTTTGTGCCGACCAATTCGTCAACGTAATTCGTGCGTAGGTTTGGAAAGACCTCAATCGTGCCATCGCCAGTCTGATCCTCAAGCACCTGATACAGCCGAGCGCCGCTTTCCAGGCCGACCTGAATGTAATCGCCAGCAAGCAAAGTGTCCGACTGATTGGTCATTGTGATCGTGAAAAACGTGTCGCCAGCATTGCCGCTGACCGACGCAAACTGCTGTGCGCTTGTGCTGCGCAGAGTGCCGCGTGGAAAGCAATAATTCGGATCGCCCAGCAGGAAGGTTCCAAGCGAACCCTTCAAGCTGATAAGCGCAGCCTTCCAAACCGATGCCTCGGCTCGCCGCATGGGCGCAAGATTAACCGTGGCGGACAACTGCTGACCACCGTGAGAGATGACCTGCTGCTTGAACGTAAACGGCGACTGGCTGGTCGCGTTTGCATTGACCGTGCGAAACTCGACCGATGAGATGCCTGTTGTTGGCAATGTGAGAGGGTAGGTTATAGCCATTATCCAAAGACCGCCTTCATTTGACCGCCGCGCCTGCGACTGTCCAAGATACCTTTTTCAGTCATTTTCGCAATTCGCGGAGCTGCCTGGGCGATGAGCTGTTTAACGCTCTCATCACCATTGGCAGCAAAGTTGAAATTCTGCACAACCGAAGTGCCGCCGCCGCCTGCAACCGCTGCTTTTGACTGCGCAACACTTAACACGCGGCCCGAGCTGGATGGAACAAATAATTCTCGGCCATGCTCGCCCGTAACATAAGGCCGACCAGCTTGCACAGCGCCACCTGATGCTCTTCCTGATCCACCCTGAGCTGGGGCCGAGCCAGGAATGATTGCGTTAGAGATCGCATTGACCATGCGCTGCACGACCAAAACCCTGTAAAGCTGTCGGATTATATCAGCCGCCATTGATTTAAAAGCATCCTTGGCTGACATCGTTCCATCAATCATAGACATGAAGGCGCTCTCCATGCTGTCCTGCACCACACTCATCGTATCTTCTAAAATTTGGGCATCAAACCCAAGCTGCTGAAGGGCTGGAGACGCCTTAATCATGTCATTGAGCATTTGGACATATGCTTCGCGCGCAAGCTCTGCCTCAGTTTTGATTTCTTCAGTAACTGTTTTCACAGCCTTAACTGGGTTGAGTATGGTACTCGCCGCAATAGACGCTTGTTCAAAAGCCTCGCCAACCCTGATGGCTTCCTCCCGGACCATCGGAAGCTCATCGAGAGTGCCAGCTTTGACGTAGGGGTCAAGCATTTTTGAAATCAACGCTTGCTTCTCTGTTTCTATTCTTTCACGCTCCGCTGCCTCTGCGCCAATCTCACGCAAGCGAGCCTGTTCTTTTAGTTCCTCAGTCCGACGCATTGCAATGGATAGAGCATTCTGCCCAGCAGTTTCCAAATCTTTAGCTGCTTGATTCGGATCAGTTTCTGGCTCATCGCTTTGCAGGGCAGCAAGTTCAGCACGAAGAACAGACAATTTTTGCCGAGCTTCCTGCATCTTCTCCTGATACATATTGAGGCGACCCATGTCCCGATCACTGAGCAAACCTAAATCGGTTTGCCCATTGTCGCCTTTAGCACCCTCTAACAGCTCGGATCTTTTCCTTGAAGCCGTTTCAATTAAATGCTCGTACTTTTCAATGTCTCTGCTTATATCTTTAAAAAGTCTAGATTGGGTTCCAGGTAGCATTTCTGAGCTAAATAATTGCTGAAAAGCTGTGAAAGTGTTTCCTGCAATCTCTGCCAAACTAGCAATCCCGCTGCTTGCAGAAGTCAAAAGTGGAGCAAGTTTTATCAGCGCAGAACTCATGTCCGCGTCAATAACGCGAGCCAACAAGTCAAGTTTGTCCTGCGCCGCCTCGGCATCCCTAATTAAAGTCTCATCAATGACAACGCCAAGCCTGCGCGCCTCTTCGCGCATCGTTGCCATGCCATCCGCACCCTCGCGCAAGAGGTTCAACATTGGCGCACCGCTGCGCCCAAAGAGCTGCGTTGCCGTCGCTGTTTTTTCCATAGGGCTGGGAAGTTTATTCACCTCGGTGGCAATAGCCCCAAGAGCATTCTCTAGTCCCATGTCAATAAGTTCTTGAGCGTTAAGCCCCAAAGTCTTCAAGCCATCTTTAGCCGTGCCAAGGCCCATCGCAGCTTCAGCCAAACCTTTGCCCAGCTTCTCAATACTTTTGTCCAGCTCGTCCTGAGTGACGCCAGAACTCTCTGCAACTGTGCGAAGCTCTTGAAGCGCATCTGTGGTGATCCCGATTTGATCGGCGGTTTTGCCTATATCATCCAGCTTTTGAGTGACGTTTCTTAAACTATTCACCATTGCTGCGCCAGATAACGCCGCAGCAACGGCAGTCACCGCTCCAGCCATTTTGTTAAATGATGATGATGTCTTGCTCAAATTCTTATTAGATTGCTGGGCAAATCGTTCCACACGCTTCTGGCTTCGATCCATCGCGCGGGTAAATTCTTTGTCTTTCGCCGAAAGAATGATATTAAGTTGTTCTGCGCTAATTGCCATCGACTCGCCTCACCAGCTCTCTATAGTCACCAGAAGTCATGGCATCAGCACCCGGCTCCTTGGGTGAATGTGCATCAGACCACCCTTTGAATGCAACCCATGTATCTTTCGGGATCATATCACGGATTTCCTCTGGATGTAAGCCAGCGACTATCCCGCTGCCGATCATGGATCGGACGTTCAATCGGCTAGGTCGGTGGCCTCCGTCTTTTTTTTTACTTCCACTTCGTCACCAACGTCAGGCATGAAAGCAATTCCAAGAACCGCTTGAGCGATTTGATAGAGCCGCATCAGGTCTTCTGGAGTGCATTCACTGATGACCGCATCCGCCTGGGCATCTTTCATGCCACCGCCAACTAGCCCCAAAGCAACAAGATCGCGAACCTCTTTGCTGGTTGGCTTTTGGCCCCGGCTAAAGAAGCCGTCCCAGAGATCAAAAATGCCGCGATATTTATCTTCAAACCGCTCAATCTCTCGATTGCGCAGCTTGAAAGCGTAGGTGGCATCGCCGAGAGTTTCGACAATGCCACCACGTTGTGCTTCAGCAGTAATCGCCATTAGGCGGCTGTGAAGGTGACTGCGCCATTACTCTCAAGGGAGATTGAGTAAGTGACACCGCCTTCAGTTTCGCCGCCAAACTCCAATGAAGAGATGCGGAACGCGCCAGCGTATGTGCCGAAGTCTGGAACAACAACCTGCATATTCACAGCGTTGTCAGCGGACATAGCCACGGTATTCATGCGAGCTTCTGCTGTGCTGTCTTCAAAGAAACCATCGCCTGAGAGGCTCAAGTTCTTCAGGCCAGCCAAAGTGGCTGTCCACAAAGCGCCTTCTGGCGTTGTGCAGTCAGGAGTTGTCACATCAATCGAAGAGTTGTTGATCGTAAGTGATTTTGAGTTTAAGCCGCAGAGGTTTGAAAATGTTTCTGCTACTTCGCCGTCGCCGATTTTGACCAGCAAGGCGCGTCCGAGTTGTTTAGCCATGACTGGCCTCCATTGTTGTGCGCTTGCCCAGAGCGCAGGAGTTTAGGCGTTATCTTCAAGCATAGCCTGAAGCACAATGACAGCCGTGTATCCACGACCTTCACCATCTCTTGTAACCGAAAAAGTTTCAAATATCAATTCAACTAGATTGAAACCAGTTACCGTCACAGCGCCCTCCTGACGGTGCAAAGCGGCTTTCACTGCCTCGACTATCTGAACGGCCTCAACACGCCCTGAAGGGCTGCGAGAATGAGCCTCAAGACTAATCCCGACCAACGCGCCTTCTATCGTGTCAGTATCAAAGGCCGTTGGAGAAATTTCGTTAAATCGCAAGTATGGAAACGTCGCATTTTGCGGCGGCTCATCATAGACCCGAGTGCTGACAATATCAGTTATATTGCTGTCGGCGATCAGTGCAGCGCGAAGACCCTTCTGCAATGAAAGTGCAAACCCATCAGCCATTGACCGCCTCCTTAATCCCACGGCGAATAGCCGATTTTAGAGACTTTTTGAATTTTGGACCCTGAAGTTTTTGCGCCAGTCGGATATATGGCTGCGCCTCGGTAGTCCCGCGATTGCCCTTTTTCCGACCAAACTCAACTGAGCTTGCCTTTATCTGCGCATCTCTCTCAGGCGGAGCAGCCTCAACAGAGCCAAGATATTCGTTTGGTCTGTTCTCATATTTAGTAGAAATCCAGCCCTTCAGCTCACCAGTAGCAACGGGAACAAGGTTGCGAGCCAAACGAGCAGCAGCCTCAGTGTTGCGCTTGATCGACTTAACTATCTGACGCTCAACAGCATCAGGCATTTTATCAAGCTGTCTGCTCAGTTTCTTTGCGCCAACCACCTTCATGTCGCAACGCCCTTCTCAATGACAAACTCAAGAACAGTGTCCTTGGCATCAAGCTGGATCACGTTTTTGATTGCCCAAGTTATGCCGCGAGCAATTACACGATCAGCCGCCGTCAGGGTTTGCGTCACGCTGTCAGAGCGAACTCTGAGCGTTGCAAGATTGTTGTCTTCAAGGACGCCACCAGATATTTTCTCTTTGCCTCGTTGCTCGAGAATATCCGCCGAGCGCGTCACAAGAGTGGACCATCCACTATAGACGTTGCCATAATCGTCAACCGCCCCAGAAGAGAGCCTCTGGAACTCAACGCGATCACGCAAGAGGCCAGCCTTAACCATACCAAGAAGTCCTGTGAATGTTTAAGATTTCCTCATATCCGAATGGAATATCTGAAAGCTCGTCAACGCCAGTTTGCTCGCGGTTGTCATACCAGTGGCCAATAAGAAGCATGAGAGCGTGTCGAACTGTTTGCGGCACATTCGAGGCCGCATCGCCGTATCCGATCTCATACTCAATTTTAATTGCATCTGGACGTTGCTGCGCAGTAGGCCAAGAAAACCCAGCCTTTGGGCTGAGAGTGGTCTCAAATTCAGTGCCGAAGACTTGATAATTATTGACAACATCGTCCTGCAAAACGCCTGCCTCGTCATAATACTTCACCGCTGTCACGCTCTGAACTGGGCCAAGTGTCAAAAAAACAGTATGAGGCGGATTTGGCTTTAGCCATTGCCCCCATTTCTGGGTAATCATAGCCTGACCGAGAGCGCCACGCACATCTGTATATGCGATGGCGACATCAATCAGTCGCGTCAGCATCGCGTCATCGTCATCATGCTCAACACGCAGTTGCTCCTTGACCTCCGACAAAGAAATCGGAGTGGCCAAAGGAGCGTCAACTAGCTCAAGTGAGTGATGCGATAAGAGAGGCTGGACCATGACTTATTCCTCGGAAACCGCCTTGCGGATTTTCATTTTCTTTGTGGCTCGCTCAATCTTTGTTGGAGCTGCCGCAATAGCTTCGGCGATGCCAGCTTCAATGAAGCGATTGGCCTCGGCCTCGTTGCAGTCAATTTCATCACCAGCGTTGTGACTGAAGTTTATTCCTGCCATTCCTGTTAGCAAACGAACTTTCATCAAAAAATCCCCTTATGTGAAAGGGTGGGAGCCGAAGCCCCCACCCAGTTATTTATGCACAAGCGAGGTGCTTGATTGCAGCGGTGTTGGACAATACGCCGTCGAAGCGGATGTAACCCAAGATGCCGTAATCAGGTGCGAAACGCTCACGCGCAACGTAGATGGAAGGTGCGCCCACTTTGCGAACGTAGAACTTGGACATATCACCAAACAACATGACTTTGTTGCCTGTGCCAAGATCAGCCATTGCTTGGTTTACAACTACGTTGTAGCCGAGCAAGTTCTGTGGGACGTTGGCCTGGTAGTTGCCCATCTGCCAGAGGTAGTTGCCGTTGCCGTCTTTCAGCTTACGAACAGCAGCAAGTGTGCTGTCGTTCATCATGATGGCTGTGGAAGGCGAGTTGCGGTATGCTGGGTCAACAGAGTGTACAAGATCAATGATCTCGTCTGCTGTCACGGCTGCAACTGCGGCTGCTGTTTTACCAACGGCTGAGTTGGTCACGATGCCTTCAACGTCAGAAGAACCTGAACCAGTTGTCAGCTTGTTGTTGGCGATACGACCAAGGCGCTCACCGATCAACTCGCCCAACAGGCTTTCCATGTTCAAGATGCTGTCAGCGTTCAACTCAGCAGACCAACGAATCCACTCGGAGTCAAAAGCAAATGCGCCAACGGACTTCTGACCGAAGGTTGCATCTTTTCCGCCATCATCTGTCGGCTGTGTGCCTTCAGTGTGTGCAACAGCAGTAACGGCTGTGTCATCAACAGTCGGAATGTTGAACTGACGGCCATCGGCTGAGTTGATAACGGTGAACAATGTGCTGTCGTACATTGGGCCAGTTGCGATCATTGATTTCTCAATGAATGTCGCCAGCTCAGTTGGGACAGTGTAACCACCAGCAGAGTCAGTGGAACCGACTTGCGCACGCTTTTCACGCAATACGTTGCGAACTTCTGCGTCAACAAAAGCATCACCACCAGCAGCAATCATTTCAGCGAAAGCAGCGCGGTAATCCATTTTGAAGCCTTCGTCTACGGCTGGCGCAGAACGGTCTTCAAATGTTGGACGGCGATCAAGATCAACGCTGTCACCAGCGCGGAGCGCGGCTTCAACTTTTTGCAGGCGCTCAACTTTTGCAGCCAGCTTGTCGTGATCGGCCATCATGGCGTCAAATTCACGCTCCACTTCAGAAGCGCGAGCCTCTGGAGTTTCGTCGGTCACTTC